AATCTGGCAAGCGCGGTGAGTATGAACGCTGCGGCTATCGCTGGACGTTTAAAGAGTGCCCGAATTGCAGCATGGAGAACGACATTGCCGCGCGATACTGTGCATTCTGCAAGTGCGAGATTGTCGACCCAAATGAGAAGCTGAAGGCAGACTTTAAGGCACTGAAACGCGATCCCACGCGCTGGCAGACTGACCGTGTTCTTAGCATGTCGGCATCGCCCAACATCAGCCGCAGCGGCAACAAGACCCTGCGCGTTGAATGGGTGACACCTCACAGGCAATTTACGACTTGGGTGATGCCGGAGGCCAAGCACATTAGAGGGCAGTCTCAGTGGAACGCCTTTGACGGAGCCACGCAAGGCGGAACTGTTGCGCCAAGGACCGTGACATATCGCAAAGACGTTGAAAGCGGGTTTTTTGACATCCGCGCCTATAACCGCCCGGAGGACATAGAGCCGGAAGCGCCAAGCGTTGCGGAAATCGAGTGGGATCCATTTAGCGAGGGAGAACAACATGCGGCTCAGTGATTTTCAGGACATCGCGCAGGATGGCGTGCTGACATTTGGTGATCTGGAGTTTCGCGGCAAATGCCCTACCGAGGAGCAAGAACAGATCACGTTCTTCGGTCGGCTGCGGCGCGCGCATCCCGACACATGGGGGATCTTGGCGCTGCATCCGCGCAATGAAGGACTGCGGATCGGAGGCCAGTTTGGCGCTGTGTCGAAGCACAAGGCCGAAGGCATGACGCCGGGTGCTTCGGACATCATCATCCCGGCGCGGGTGGCTTTTGTATGCGAATTGAAGCGCCGCGACCCGACGCAAGGGCGCTGGCAAGATGGGCAGAAGGAATATCTTGCAGCATCGGCCAAAGCTGGGGCGTTTGCCTGTGTTGCGATGGGCTGTGACGCGGCTTGGCAGGCTTTTGAGGCTTGGCTGGCGGCCAGTGATCTAGCCCAGCTTGCGCCCATAAAAAGCTTCTAGTTCGGAAAGCCGCCTTTGAATTGCCGTCTTGGCACCATCGTCAAGACGGTTTTCTTTGTGCAGTTGAAGCATATAACCTTTAAGTTCCTGCACGCCGATGATTGTCGCTACCTTTTCGGCATGTGTTGGCTCTTGCCCGCGTGCCGCAACACGCAGGCAATGCCATTCTGCTTTGCTCCTTTCAAGCTTCACTCAGGCTCCCCGCGTGCGTGGTCGATGGCGAAGCGTACAAAGCCGCTTCTGTCGCCGTGCATTGGCGTGCTGACCTGATACGATGTGACCGATCCTTGCGCCGTGCGGCCCGATCCGAAACGGTATTTGAACCGCGCTTCCATGTCGCCGCCGTGGACATCGACCAAGCCGTCGATGATTGCTTTGAGTTCGTGCAGCTTCATCGCAGAGCCTCCCCCCTCAAGCCGACCATCATCTTGGCCTGCGCGTCGCTCTCCTTGTCAGCGATCTCGCCGCCGCAGGCCAGATAGCCGCAGCCATCGACCCAGTTGTCCGCGTGGGCCGGGTTCGACTTGGCGCGTGCCAGCTTCAGGAGCGTCATCATGACGGCCACGTCGTGCGGCTTGATGTTCCGCCCGAGGTGGGCCGACCAGTACGCGGCGATCAATCCGAAGTTGGCCTCCGCGTCGCCGTGCGTGCCTGCGCGATCCTTGGTGACGTACTCTTTGGCGGTGTCGAGTATTTCTGCGCGCTTCACGACATTGCTCCTTCCGCGATCCATTCTTCTTCGAACCGCAGATCCTCGATCCCTGTGATGTCCGCGATGCGGTGGCGGTAGACTGCGGACGGCACGATGCGTCCCGTCATCCAGCGGCTGAAGCTGGAGGATGCCACCGGGATCTGCTGTGCGACCCAGCCCAGCTTGCGGCCGTCTTTGGCGCACCACTCCCGTATTTGTTTCTGAGCCATCATGTTGGCGCTCTCCCTTGTTTCGGTGATTTACGCTTAATGCTCAAAAAAAGATGCGTCAAGCGCAATTATTTGTTTGCACGCGGTGCGGCAGGCTGTATGGTGGTGGCACGAACTAGCAAACAAGGATGACCAAGATGACCATCGCAAAAACCATTCAGATTGCAGAGCAGCATGCAGCACACGGGCGCATTGAAGCTGCTTGCAGCATTCTGAATGCAGCCATGCGAGCCGCAGCATCCAGCCGCTCGCAGTGGAAGCTGGATATTGCAAAGGCGCGCATCCTTGATGCTGCGGTTGATGCAACGGTTGCGCGGTCGCAAGCATGACCCGCTACCGCTACGAAGAAGACTACGGCGATTGGCTTTATCACAAGCAACGCGACGATGAACTAGACTTGCTGGGCGTCATCGCCCAGCAAGCACCCCGCCCGCAGCCAGCGGCCTACGCGCCGCCACAGTGGAAACCAACCAAAGACCAAGCCGAACCACCATTCTAGGAGAATGACATGACCAACATCACCATCACCATCTCGCTTGACCACGCTTACACGGCCATCGACTGTATCGACCGTGATATGGACTACAGCACGCACAGCCAGCCCGACTATCAGGATCTGGGCGAGATGCTGCACAACCTGCGCCGCGTTGAATTGCGTGAGCGCCTGCACGCCGCCATCAAAAATGCAAAGGAGAACAACTAATGCGTATCCGTGACATCCTCGCTGAAGCCATCGCAGTCATCGCATTGTTCGCAGTGGGCTACGGCCTCTTGCTCATCGGACACGGGATGGGGTGGTGAGCATGAGCAAGCAGGACATCATCGCCTACATCGAACTGCGGCAGAGCCAGATCGACGATCTGGAAAGGAGATATGGCACGGGTGTTCGCCCTGCATGGGTTGGAGAAGAGGTAGCTATTTTGAGCCACTACAGAAACGACGCGCAGAGACAGCTTGCAGAACTGGAGAAAGACAATGCAACCGACTGAAATTATCGTAACAAACCGCCTCGCCACTGGCACCACCTTCGCCGTGCTGGCCAGCGACATGACGCAGAATGTGTTCATCCCTAGCAAGCTGGCATTAGAAGCCGTCCTGCGCCCCGGCCAGAAGATCATGGCGCAGATCGTGCCGAACATGAGCCAGCCGGAAAAGACGCCTTGGCTGGCGATCTCCTTGGAAGATGGCGGGATTGCCCCATCGATGGATTTGCGTGATCGAATCCGCGCCGAGCTAGAACACGGGGCTGCCACAGTTTACGAATTAGCCAACGCGCTGGGCGCGGGCGTTAGGGAAGTGGAAGCTGAACTGCGCACGATGCGGCTGCCGAACACCGAGCTGTGGGCTTTGGATGCTATGGACCTGCGGGTGCTTGCATGAGCCTTAGCCCCAACATGACCGAAGACAAGCTGAAGGCCCTGCTGGATGCCCTGCCAGATGAGATGGACGAGGGTGAACTGTGCGCCACAACGCTGACGATCTACAGAGCCTTCATGGACGACCCGGCACAGATCATTTCTGAATTGATCGCCACGATATACACCCTCGGTCAGACAAGCGGCATGAGCCGTAAGGATATTTCGTTCGTCCTGCGGGCGAGTTCGGATGCTTACGATGCAGTTCATCGCACGCAAACGAAGCACTAGGGAGAGAGAGATGATCGAATACGTCGCAATCCTCTGGATCACGATGCACGGCGGCCCGCTCGACGGCAGCACCTACGGCATCCCGTTCCTGACCGAAGCCGCCTGCAAGCAGGCGATGGTGCCCGTGGGCGATGCCCTCGACTACGATTACAGCATGGAGTGCACCCCCATGCCCGTTGAAGTGGAGATGCTACCATGACCATCGACATGACCAACAACCGTGTGCCGTATGGCCTGCTGACCGAAGAGGAAAAGGCTGCGCTGGAAGCACATGAAAAGGCGGGCGGGAGGTTTGTCTATTTCAGCGGCGGGCTTTGGCATCCTAACGGCAATTGGGGTGTGCATGGCGTCTGCCGCACCGTCCCCCTGCCCAAGACCCAAGACGTGATCGCATGGGATCGGTTGCCTGAGTGGGCTGAGTGGGTTTCACGGGATCAGGACGGAGAAATCTATGCATGGCAGGATGAACCCATTGGTAATAGTTTTTTTTGGCACACGGACTCTAGCGAGTACCGCCGCATCGACGGCTTCCCCGGCATCGTGGTGCAGATCGGGACGTGTGACTGGCGAGACAGCAAGCAGCGGAGGCCGAGATGAGTGAGCCATCGCATGACGCACAGCAAGTTTGCATCCATCTAAAGTGGGGGTGGCTCCCTATCGTGATGGTGCGGAAGTCATACCCAGAGGACGGTTATAGCTGGGCGTGGGGAAGGTGGCGCATGGCGAGGCTTGGTGAAGTTGTGCATCTGAACTCGCTGCTGATGAAGACATGGAGAGACTGACATGACTGACGAAGAACTGGTGAAGCATTGCATGTGCGGCTGCATGTATCTCGAAGCCGAATGCCCAAACTGCAACAAGGTTACTGATGCCGACCGCATCGAAGAACTGGAGGCCAAGCTGGCGAAGGCGGTGGAGGGGTTGGATAAAGCCGCTGCGCTAATTGAGGATAGGCACGTTGTTCACATGACTTCGAAAGGAAGAAACCCCAAAGACTACATCTCAGATTGGTCCCTAATTGCGAAAGAAGTCCGCGCCCTGCTGGCCGAGATTGAGGGAGAGAAGGGATGACCATTCGCAACTGGATAGTGACTGTCAGGGGGCGGCAGTATGAATGGGGCTTTCCGATGCGCGGCACCGACAACGACGCGGCGGAATGGCGGGCAGATGGGTTTGATGTCAGTGAGACAGTGAACGTCATTCCCGGCTGGGTTCCCGCGCCTCTCGTCGGCTGGTGGTGCCGCGTTCAGGACGTGTGGAATTGGCCGAGCAGAGCATGGAGAGAAAAATGATTAGTCGACGTGAGCACCACGCTGGCCGAGATTGAGGGAGAGAAGGGATGACTGACCTAGACAAGCGCATGCACTTCCGCTGCGGAGATTGCGACACCAACTTCAGCACCCCCGATGCGGTCTTCCCGATGGACGTGAAGAAGCTGAGCAAGCTGGTCCGTGAAACCAAATGCCCGACATGCGGGGCCGGATCGAAGCGGCTGTATCTGCGGGCGAATGTGAAGGCCGACGATGCCGCGTGACCCCTCCAACAGCCCCGGCGCGAGGGCGTTGAGGCTGGCTGGGTATGTCAAGTTGCCCGCGTGGTGGGTGACTGAAGAGCAACTGCAACTGATCGAATACATGGCCAAGCAGAACTTGGCAGAGATCAACAGAATAAAGGACCAAGCCGAATGGCACCGCCGAGACGACTAATCACCCGTGACATGATCCAAGCCGCCAAAGACCAAGGTTGGCATCTGAGCCTAACAGCCAATCATTACGGGATGCATCGATCAAGCATCGCAGCAGCCTGTGAGCGTTTCGGAATCACATTGCCGATGCACCCGTTTTCACCGCAACGGGTTAGCCCAAAGAGCAAAGTGTGGATCGACATCGCCGATGGGGAAACAAAGCCCAAGGTCAAACTGTCTGCCAGCCCAGCGGCGGTCGAGCGTACTTTGCGGCGAATTCAGAACGAAAAGCGGTTGCGGGCGTTAAGCTGAGCCGCTAAAACCAATTGCGAGGGGCGCAACACATCCAAGAAACCGTCACGGGTGGCTTTGTGTTGGTCGAAGATCAGACTGCGCTACGGCTCATTTTCACCAGAGCGCCCCTCGCGATTACTCCGAAACTCTGTCAATAGGGTCAAGCGCGCGCAGGACAAGCCCGTCCTGCTTGTGGAAGGTAATAGACTGCAAAGCGCGCCTCGCGCCGTAACCCATGCCAGCGGCGTAGGCATCAGGCGGGCAGAAAGCACGCAGGCTTTCCCAGCGAAGAGGCCCGAAGTCTTTGGCCTGATCGTGATGGACGTGGCCTGTCAGATAGTGGCGGTGGCGTGTTTGCGACCAGAAGGTGCAGACATCGGAGAGATACAACGCCATCTGCTGCGGCTTGCCCTTGTCCCCGTGGTGGGCGAAGATCGCGCATTTTCCCCACTGCATCATGAACAGATCGCGTGGCTCTTTCTCGACCACGATCCGAGGCTCGTTTCGGTAACGCTCGGCCAGCGCAAAGTTCAGCGTCATGCTGGAATGCGGGTCATGGTTCCCGCGCAGGACGCGCACCAGCACGCGTGAGTGCTTCTGCAAAAGCTGGTGGACCGTTTCCGCGATGATGCCGATGCCAACGTCGAGAACCTTCCAGAAGCGCCCGTCAACGTCCAGCCTGTGGCGGTTTGCGGGCGTCTCGGCTCTGGTGTCATCGCTGTGGAAGTAGTCACCCCCGATCAGCAGGATCGCCTGCTCGGCGGCTGGCGTAAGCGCAAGCACCTTTGCAAAGGCGTGCCGCATGTCTTTTGCTGCGTGCGCCAAGTCATAGTCCTGCGCGCCTGTCTCTCGGCCCCAAGCCAGCATGCCGACGTGGGCGTCCATCAGCGGATAGACGGCGCACAGATCGGCCATGACGGTTTCCGGGGCCACCACAGGCTCAGACGCGACCATGCCCTCTAGAGCCGCCCTTATGCGCTCTGCGACGGCCTCTGGAGGCTCCCCATCGGGGCGCAGCATGACGGAATAGCCCGGCTCATCGTCTTTGGCCGGAACCTTCACCCACGCCAGCGACGGCATCATGTTGGTGCCGACGGCTGCCATGCTGTCAGCGATGGCGGGATCGATGCGATAATCTGCCCTGACATCCGGCGTGAATCCGGCACGATTCAACATTCTCTGCATGTCGCGCCGATTTATGCCAATCTCGCGCGCAGCCTCGGCCACGTTGCCCGTTCGCTTGAAGGCCTCGACGGCCTCTTGCTGTCTAGGTGTCATATCCGCAGCCCGCGTCAACCAAGCGGATCAGATGCGCGCCCGTGATAACCGATAGAGGCCCACCATCGTGAGCCAATGCCGCCGCATGATCCGTCCGCGCCGCTTCGGTCCCGGCGCAGACCGCATCAGTGCTTACCGCGCTCACGCAGCCACTCACGGGCAGCGTCAGCATCAGACATGCGGCCAATCTCATCCATGCGCTTTCGCGTTTCGACATAGCCCTCAAGCTCCTCTTGCTTGGCGTCAGCCTGAGCCGACTTTCTGCCGCTAAACCAGCTTGCTGCCAGCGCGGCCACGATGAGGCCAAACCCCATCGCCCACATTTTCAGGCGTGCGAAGATCATGCTTCACTTCCCCAAGGAATGCATTTGTATGACACGACCTCAGACAGGCCGTACTGGTCTTGAACGAATGTTACGTTTTCCTCGACGGACGCGAAACATTCTTCTTCTGTCTTGGTGATCGGTCCGCTCATGGCAACGCACATCGCGCCGTCGCAGACCAGAAGCACCAAAGACCAGATCATCTCACGCCCTCCGCCCACTTCTTCAGGCGCTCACGCATGACCCACAGGGCCGCCAGCACGACGACGCCAGCGAACACCAGCGCGACGATCTGAGCCGTGCCATCCAACGCGCCAACGGCGGCAATGCCAGCGCCAGCGCCGGATGCGATCTGCACGGCAGACGCCTGCATGGTGGTCGATTGTGCCACGCTTGTGCGGCCCTCAAACTCACCGCCTACAGGCGTCAAGAACAGCTTGCGCTCGGCCTCACGGCGGCGCGTCAGACCCTTCAGCACCTTGCCGCCTGCCTTGTTCCAGAGGAGCAGGGCGTTGGCAGCTTTAGTCTTGTCGCCCTCGTTGAACAGGCGCAGGGCTGATGACTTCCGAAACGCCCCCGGCCCGATGTTGTAGGCCAGAGACACAAAGGCCCCGAACTCGTTTTCATTGATCGGGGCGGTGATGGCATCTTCGATCTGGCTGGCGAATTTCTCTAGGGCCGCGTGCAGGTAACCCTCGGCGTCGCTGCGCGTGATAGTCATGCCACTCTTCGGCGTGATGCCGACGTTGGCGGCAGCCGTGGTGCCATATCCGATTGTCCAGATGCCAGCCGGGCATTTATAGGCCTTCGCGCTGAAGCCCTCAAACTCTTTGACCAGATCGGCGGTTGCTCGGTTTATCTTCATTTGCGGAGGCTCTCTTCTATCTTGTCCAGTTTGTCAAAGACCTTCTGGATCAGAGTTTGAAGGTTCTTCATTTCGAGATCATGCGCCTTGGTGGTGGCCGCCGCTTGGGCCTTCAAGACCTCAATGTCGGTGGCATGGCTTTGCTGCTTGAGGTGCATGAGCCAGACAAAGGCGGCCACGGGGGCCACGATCCACTTCATGACAGATTCAATAACGTCCATCTCAATAGCGCCCTTCCCAAACACGCAAATGTGCATTGTCGCTGTTGTTCATTTCGCGGGCAACGACTTCACGCATGGCCGCTGCGTCATTGGGATTGACGCCCCATTTTTTAGCCCACTCAGCCCAGACCTTCATCGGCACCAAGCCCACCAGCTTGCTTTCCCCGAAGCTGTCTGCCCCGGCGCTTTTTAGGGCTTTCGCTCGTTCCAGAACCGGGCTGAAGTCGTGCGTCTGCTGCACGATGATCTTCCCGTCCTCCTCGAACATTCTCTCCGCGATCTTCGACATGGGCGTCCTCAAAAGTCAGGTTAGGGTAGGCCAAACGCATAACATCCGCAACTTCCTGCGGCATCCGTAAGATTTGCCCGCGACGATAGCGAACACCACCCCGGAATATTCCATCACATGTTACGCGATATTCCATCATTTTGAAATAAGGGGCGAGCCGAAGCCCGCCCCTCTTTTATCACGACACGGTGGCCGAGAACGGGGTCGCTTCGGTGCCAGAGGCTTCCGACATAACCATAACAGCCCAAGTGTCGGCAGCGATGTCGTCACAGATGACGCGCCAGCCCTTGAGGCCACCAGTGGTCGAGCCATCAAGCGTGATGGTGTCGGAGGTGGCGGCAGTGTAGAAGCACGAAGCACCTGCACTATCGTTGCCCAGATAGGCCACGCCAGCCATCGTGTCGTTGCCGACAACCTTGATGATCTGGCTACCCGAGGCATCGACTGCGCCGATGAACTCGTAACGGTTGCCCGAGCCGGTAGCTTCCGGCAGGGTTGCGGTCACACCAGCAGCGCGGTTGAAGATAACGCGCTGGCCAACGTGAGCCTCGTCGGTGATCGTGACAGTCGCAGACGCAACCGTGACGATGCCGTAGTTCTCAAAGTAATTTGAGGGCATGGGATTTTCCTTCAGCCATGAGATGAGGAAAGGGGCGAGCCGAAGCCCGCCCCATCACGATTACGAGGTGGTGTTGTCGTAGATGCCGCCCGACGATTTCTCGTTCCGGCAGACCAAGGTCAGTTCGGTGACAACCTGACGCTTTTCGTTGTCGCCGGTCTTGGCCAGTTCTTCGTTCTTGGTCGCACGCAGAACGCCAACAGCCCACATGTCGTCCTGCATGATGAACACGTCCCGAGCGCGGTTTTCGCGGGTCGGTTTGAATTCAACAGTACCCCACGGGGTGACGTAGACGGCCATGTGCTTGATGACCTTCTCAGCTTCAGCCGTGATGTTCGAACGCTGGTTGTTGTTACCAGTGAAGCCCAGAGCGAGGTTCATCTGGAACGCCGACAGGTACACCGAGTCCGGCTTGCCGCCCGAGACCCAGATCGACTGCATCACGCTGTCGAACTTGGTCTGCGAGAATGCAGTCGGGGTGCCATCGTCGGTGCGGGCGTTGGAGCCGTCGCCGGTGGGGTCAGCACCCGAAGAACCGGATTGGAAGTTGGTGTTGGTGGTCAGCCAAGCCGGAACGCCAGCCATGCGGCGTGCAGTCGTGCTGTCACCAGCAACTTTTGCTTGGTTAGCAAACATTGCCTTTTCGATGTCCAGCTTCTGCTCTTTGGCAATCTTCAGAACCTGATAGGCCATTTCGCGTGCGCGACCGGCTTTGTTCAGACCCTGATCGGTGCCCGGGATCACGACGCTATTTTTGAAGATTTGCGTCCGATTATTTAGGCGAACAGTGGCCGAACGTGCTTCAGCAATGGTGTCGTCGCCTTCGATGTGAGCGTTATCGCCCGAAGCACGCAGTGCGTCGGTCTGCCACTCGTGCAGCGTGTTGGTCGCTTTTGCCTTAGCGCAAGCGGTGTAGAAGGGGGTTTCTTCCGGCGAAATATCATAGATCACGTCGGAAAGGTCTTCGCGGATACCGCGAACGTCGTAGGAGTCGAGGGTATTTGTTGGCTGTGCCATGATGTCGTCCTTTCAGGGTTTAACGGAAAAGAAGATCAATAAAAGCCTCTGGCTTCCCTGATCTCTTTGCGGCCTTCATCTGTCGATCACGAACGATTTTCTCAGGTGCAGGCTTACGCGGCATCGGCTTTACGTTGCGCGGGGGTTCGGGCTTTTTGGCCTGAGCCTTTACCGCTGAAAGCTGATTGTAGCGATAAGCGTCATACAAGACTTGCACGAGGCGAGCATCGACTGTGCTTGCCACTTCTTCAGCCGAAAGCCCGTACTTTGAAGCAAAGCTAACGAGGTTCGCCTTGAGTGCAGCCGCCTTTTCAGGGTTGGCAAACTCAGGGATGGCCTCAGTCAAACGGCGGGCCTGCTCTTGCAGTTCCACTTGACGAGCCTGCTCTTGAAGCGCCGATTGACGCTGTGCCTGCTCGTGAAGTTGCCGTTGCTGCGCCTGAAACTCTTGCGCCTTGATTTCGTATTTCGCCTTCTCCTGCATGTATCCGATGGGATCACTGTCCAGCATTCGAATATCAGGAGCCTGCGGGGCCTTCATAATTCCTTGCTGTTGCACACTTTCCAACGTCGCAAGAAACTGCTGTCGCTCGTTTTGAAGGGTGTAGTAGAGGTTTTCAGCTTCCTTACGGACGGCGGCGGCCTCCTGCATTCCCTTCTGGATGTAGGCATTTCCCGAATAGGACCGCTTTAGCTCATCGAGGGTGACCTGCGTTTCCTTGCCGTCAACTTTGACAGAAAAGGTCGTTGGCGTCTCTTGAGCGTCGGTTTCTTCGCTTTCCTCATCCTCATCATCCTCGGCGTCGGCTTCTTCAGCGTCGTCCTCGGAATTGTCTGCGGCATCGGCCTCTTGGCCTTCATAATCCGCTTCAGTTTCGTCCTCGACATCTTCCTCTGCCGCCGTTTCGGGTTGGGCTTTCGGTTCGTCGTTCATAGGAGCAAGCAGGCTATCAACAGCCGCTTCGAGTGTATCAGTCGTTTGCACGGTCCCGATCCTGTTTTGACTCAACGATCTCGGCGTCTAGTCGCGCTTGGAGAGCGTCGAGAATGAGTTGAACGGCGCGCACATGTTCGTGTGCCGCCGCGACCCTGTTTATATCACAGGTTGCGTCTAAAAACACCCCCACTGCATCATTGCGGATTTCGCCGATCACGGCTTGGAAAACGTGATCGGCGAGGAGTGTTTTGGCTTCAGAAGCCCGCTGTTTGATTAGGGACAAATGGCATCCTCGGCATTTGCTGTTCACGCTTGATAGCATTCAGATCAAGCTGAACGCCGGTTTTAGCGAGAAGCTCGGCGGCCTTCAAAGCCAAGTCTTGAGCCATCTGGTCCCGCTTCAGGTCATCTTCCATTTGCAGGCGCCGGGCGTCAAGCTGCGTCTTGGCCATGTCAGCCTGCACGCGGGCCGACATCTTCATCTGCTCTGCCTGCAAGAACGCCTGATTGGGGTCAGACGGCTGCTGCTGAGACGGATCACCCTGCGCGGCCTGCGCGGCCTGCGTCATCAGCATTTGCTCGGTCCGCGGGTTCATCGGGTTGTAATATCGATCCGCGTTGTGGATGCCAGCCATGCCCAAGATGTCAGCCAGCGTGTTGCGGATGCCGGTCATCGTGACGATGCCGTTCTGCGGCCCGTAGGCTTGCCAGATTTGCATCTGCGTCTGCATGGTCATTTGCAGGGCCGCAATCCGATCCTCGCGGCGATTGTTGCCCAAGCCGACGTTGGTGACCAAATCCAGATCGTTGGTCCACGAACGCGGATCGACCGGGACAAACTGGCCGTCAAGCCGCATCATCTCGTTCGGGTTCGGATTGGCGCGAGCGATCTGGGCAATCAGACGGAACATCTGCCGCATACCGCCTTCGGCCAGATTGCGGGCGATCAACTCAGAGACAGCCGAGGCGGCCTGCACGGCGGCATTGACGCCAGCGGCAGTCTGAGATTGCAGCGCATCCGCATCCATGCCCATAGCCGCGCCCGTCACGCCCGTCTTGGCGCGGATCGACTCGTCGTAGAATTGCAGGGCTGGCAGGGCCGCCGATGCAGCGCCGCCGATGGAAAACTCGCGCAGGGCGTTGATGTCCTTGACGCGCACCACGCCGCCGATCTCGTTATTGAGAAGGTCGTCCATGTTCACAAGGTTTTGAACGGCCATCACGCGGGGATTGTTGGCCATCGCCAGACCATCCAGAAGGCCACGCAAAAGCGACGTTGCCGCGTCCTGATCTTCAATCACGATCTCGGCCAGCGAGCGACCGAAGAAAGTGTGTGGCTCCGGGTCAACCTCGAAGATGGCGAACGGGATGTAGTCGCACAGTTCGTAGTCCAAGATTTCGTAGTCGTTGCCAGCGCAGATAAACTTGTAAAGGCGCGGAACCCCCGTGCCTTCAATGTCCATCTTCATGTAGGCTTCGGTGAATTGCACCTTCCGCATGGACGGATCGGCGGCGTTTTCATCGTCGTCGGTGTCGTCCCAGCCACGGCGGGCCATTTCTTCTTCGTCATCAACCGTGCCGTCAGATGCGCCCGCGAGGTTGTAGACAGTCTCAAAGTCAAAGCCCATCGCCACCAGATCGCCAACGCGGGCTTCGCTGGTGTGGCCGCAGACGTAGCAGTCGTCAATGCTGACGGCCATGCGATCCACGAAGAAGTCCTCGGGGGCAACACTCTGGATTTTGATCTGGCCCTTGGTGGACGTGCGGGCAACGCGCAGATTATAGCTGGCCATGCGCGGCTGGATTTCGATGCCCATTTCGTCAATCACGGCCTCGGCAATGATCGTTTCTTCCTGCGACAGAACTTCGCTTTCCGGGTCGTTTTCGATGTAAGCAAGCTGTTCGGGCGTCAGGTCGCTGTATTCGTCAATCTCAACGTGCTGCACCTCGTCGTAGTAAACCTTAGCCACGCCAACCTTTTTGATAAGCGCGTCGTGGAAAACGTCCGACAGGATACGGAAGCCGTTGTTCCGCTCAAACACATACTTGGCGTATTTGGTCGCCTGATCTGCGCCCATGACAGCTTGCGGCGTGTTCGGGATAAACTCCACCGGCTTGTCGGATTGCAGGAACACACGCATCAGCGCGGGCTTGATGGCCCGGATCGTGTCACGCACCTTGGTTGCCACGACCTTCGACCGGCCTTCCTCGTAGTCAACCGCAGACTTTCCGTCGAAATATTTTTGCGATTTGATGCGGTCTGGCGCAACTTCGGTTTCCACGAAGTCCACGGCCTCGCGCACGGAGGTTGTGATGGTGTTCTGGATTTCGTCGTCCGTCAGGCGTTTCGGCTGCATCTGTATCTCCGTTATTGTGCGAGAAGGCCGCGAATTGCCTGCTGTGATAGATTAGCACCCGGCTGCGCCCCTGTCACGGTTCCGGCCCGACCTGCGCCCTTAGCGGAAGCCGCCGTCAATGCCTGAACGCGTTGCTGAAGTGCTGCCATTGCACCCTCATCGCTGATCGCGCGGCGCACAAGGTCCGGGTCTTCCGAAACCAAAATGCGAGCCACGCGGGCGCGTTCTGCGTCTGTCAGATCACGGCTAAAACGCGAGGCGATGTTTGATGCCACGCTAATCATGGCGTCCGGGCTTCCAGAAAGAACACCAGCCACATCTGCAACCGAAATGCCCATGCCTTGACGCGCTGCTTCCATCGCTGTTTCCGCCGTCGGGCTTCCGCCAAGCACAAAGTCTGTCGTGACCTGAGACGCGCGGGCTGTTTCAAGCTTATTCAACACGTCGTCAATTGTGTCTTGCGGCAGAACCTCACGCAGAATGCGGCCTTCTTTCGTTTCAGGGTTGGCAAGATTGCGGATCATGCTTTGACGCGAACCAGTAGCTGCACGGGCCTCAAGCGCAGCCATCAGGCCAGCGCGATAAGCCTCAATCTTTTGCGGGTCAGTGATCTTTGAGAACGCCAAGAGTTTCTCGTTCACATCACCAGAAAGCGCCGTCTGACCAGCCTCGAAAGCATCCCTTTGCCCTCTTACAGAAGCCGCCGTGGCCCTGGTTGCGCCAAGGTCAGGAGACGCCACATCAAGAACACCGCGCAATCCCTTTTCCGCTTCAGAAAATGCCTCTCCAGCGCCACCATAACCAGCGCGATATTCTACATTTGCGGCGTTTGCGATGGCCCGGCGCACTCTTTCCGCCTCGTCCATTGTAATTGGCCGAGTGAATGTCACATTTGCAGGCCCGACACCGCTTGCCGGTGGAGTTGTAGCAACAAGACCACGGAAAATTTTGTTCACTTCTCCAATGGCTTCCGGGACAACTTCAAGAGCAGATAAGACTTCCCGCGAAACCGTCTCAGGGGCCTCAATATCCTTGAATGGCGCATAGGCCGCACGTTCCGCTGCCTTAGCCGCCTCCTCACTCGCACGCTGCGCGCGCAATGCACTGGGCGCGTTTACGTCGGAAAGATACTGACGGATTTCATCCATTGCCTGCGCGCGGGTTTGAGCAGGGCGCGGGGTCATGGCTTGCGTGATGATTGTAGAAGCTTCACCGCCACCAGCACGATATGCGCGAACCGCAGCCTTGATCGTCTCGTTTTCGGCCATGATGCGACCATTCAGAACGTCGTCAGCGATTTCATCTGCCGTCTTGCCGGTTTGCTTCGCAAGACGCTGGATTTCGTTTTCAACAACGCTTGATCCGCGATTGCCAACGATGCGCCGTGCAGCGTCGGTCAGGGCATTAACAGCACCACCTGCGGCTCTGGTAACACCACCCGCCACCGCGCCGCTAATTGCGCCTGTAACCGCGCCGCCGGGGACGCGAGCCGCACGCTCCGCAAGGCCACCCTCCCCAGTTCCAAATGCATATGCGCCGCCCTCAAGCGCACCAAGGCCAGCAAGGCGTCCCAAAGTGGGGGCCACGGCAACCGTTGACGATCCTCCTGTGAACGGAGCAGCCGCAACAGCAGCAAGCGCTGGCAAAGCAGCGCCGCCAGCCTCATAGGCCAGCGCCTCAAGCGGGCGAGCCTGCTGGTAAGATTTCAGGCTGCCCCTGATCTCGTTAAGAACGTCCTCATACGAACGGTCATTGACATTGAAGCCAAGCGTTGACGCAACGGATGTAGCCGCAGCGCGGGCTGCTGCCTCAATCTCATCAGCGGTCCCGAGCGACAGACCTTGCATCGAGGTGCGAAATCGCTCACGCGGGGCAGCCTCCACTTCGGCCTGTTTCTGCTGGCGGCGTGCGCGTGCAGCCTCAACGGCTTTGCGCTGGGCTTCAGTCATCTCAACCATTATCGGCCCTCCATGAATGCTCTGCGCTCGTCTTGGGTCATCAAGTCCCAATCCTCTTGGGCAACCCCAAGTGCAACTGCCGACGGTGGGACGACTGCTGGTACAACAGCTTGCGCCTCTGGGATAACGCCTGAATAAATGAACTCAGGTGGCACGCCCGCTTGTTCCGCCAATTTCGTATATCTTCCCAGTGTAGTTTGAGCCGCAGAAGCACGCTCAGTATAAATTTGAGTGGCCAACTCAGCGATTTGCTGCCGCACTTCAGGCGTCAATGAACCTTCGCCGGTGACAGCGTTTCTCAACGCTTGGCCAAGGGCAGGAATACGCGCCCCAGCGTTTTGCACGGCCGCAACTTCGCCTTCACGAGCAACTGAGCCGGGGTCAAGGATCTTGGCAAACGCGACTGCAAGGGCGTAGTCGCTTGTTGCATTCGGGTTTGAATAAAATGTTGTGATGTTCCCGTATCCCTGCTTCACAATCTCAAACGGGGCCAATTCAGCGCGCACGTCGTCGCGGATCGAATTGATTGCCGTCAGTTGATCGCCGGTAAGCGTGGGCTGCGGGCCGCGCAATTTATCCAATTCAAGCTGTGCTTTTTCAAGATTAATCGCCGCCATTGGGTCAGCAGGTTCCATAGCAATTCTTAGCGCGTCAGCCGCAGGCAAGCCGCCTTCCATTGCAGCAGCCAGATCATCACGTCCGCGTGAGCGCAGCCAAGCGGCTGTGGCGTTCTTTTGGGCTGCTGTCTCACGGCTTTCGATGCCCTGCTGCAACTGCCCAATCAGCGCCTGATTGGGGTTCAGCGTCATGCCTTCCAGAGCAATGGCAAGGCGGGCGCGTGCGTCACGACCCTGCGGCCCAAAGAAGCCACCGAGCAAGCCTTGGCGCTGGGGTGCAGCCTGCGCAGGCATCGGTGCAGCTTGCATGGGGGCTGCCGCTGGCAGGCCAGCAATCCTCATGTCCTGCACGGGAATGACGTTGGGGTTCATGCCGCCCGTACCGATACCCGCGCGCATCAAGTCTTCGCGTGTGATAGCCATTTAGCCCCCCAAAAGCCCGAAGAAGCCGCCACGCTGCTTGGCTAGTGCAGCCAAACGCGGGTCTTCTTTCTGCGTCAGAATATTAAACAGGTTTGCGATGGGCGATGCCTCCGCGTCCTGCGCGATGCCACGGGATGCAGCCAAGCGAGAAAGCAGGCCCATGCCCTCGAACGGATCGTCCATCGTGGCGGGACGGAAAGGCACATCGTAGGTTGAAGCGCCTGCGTTGCCAGTGGCGCTGGCTGTTACCGGCATGGTGCCGATGCCGAGAGCCTTGTTGAACTTGTCAACGTAAACGCTTCCTGTGGTCCCGAGAATGTCGCTACGGTTTGCACCTTCAGACAGGGGCTTGCCGGTGAACCAAACAGACGCCGCATCCTGCGGATTGCCATATTTTTGAACACTCGATCCGAAAGCCCCAGCAAACACGGCATCCTGCGCCTGCGGATTGGCGAGGAATTCTTCCGGCGTCAAGCGACGGCCATAATATTGCTCAGTCCAAGGGCCAATGTTGAAGTCCATGACCTGATAACGGCCATACGCCCTGTTGCCCTTTTTCGTGACCGGGCCAAGCGCAGCGTAGTCGCCGCTTCCGGCGCTTTCAATGCTCGCAATCGCGTTGGCGTAGTCCATCACGCTCATTACAGCGCCCCCAGACCCAGCGACAGATAGTTAAACAGGCCCGGACGCTGCGTTTGGGAGGTCGTCTGCTGGCCCATATTTGCGCCGCCGAGAGCAGCCAATGTAGCGTTAAGCGACTGACCGGGCGCACCCGTGAAGCCGCCATACTGACCGCGTGCAGCGTCAATCAAAGCCTGATTGATGGCCTGCTGCATCGCGCCTTGTTGCATCTGCTGTTGCGTGATGCTCTGGCCCATGTTGAAGCCCTGCTGAGCAAGGCCGCCAAGCTGGCCAGCAGCGCCCGCCCGCAGGCCCGCTGCCGATAGACCAGCAGATTGGTTAGCAAGCTGTGCCTGCAACCCCGTCGATTGGCCGAACTGTGCGGCGGCAGCGCGGGCTGCTTGGTTGGCCTGTTCAGCCTGCGCGCGTTGTGATTGCGCGAACTGGGCCGCCGCCGCCCGTGCGGCTTGGTTAGCCTGTGCAGCCTGCAATGCGGCGGCCTGATTGGCCTGCTGGGCCTGAAGTGTGGTCGATTGACCGAACTCCTGAGAGCGAGCGAATGCGCCTTGGTTGGCAAGAGATGCCTGAAGCTGGTTTGCAACGTCCTGCTGAGACGCCCCGAGAGCCGTTTGGAAGCCCTGCGCGCGAAGCTGCGAGGCAAGCTGGCCGCCTTGCTGTGCAAAGGCTTCGTTGGTTAGCGCCTGAGCCACGCCCTGACGAGACCCGCCGAAAGCACGCGCTGCGGTTGCCTGCGCGCCCATCTGAGCCATCTGCCGCATACGCTGGCGCTCAAGGTCGCCCATAGAGCCTTCAATGACCTGTTGCTCATACGGGTTGAAATACTGCTGGACCCCGCCGAGAGCGGCCTGCGCAGCCACCTGTTGCGGGTCATATCCGAAAGTCGTTCCAACGCGCTCAGCCGTCAGGGCATCTGGCGTGTATCCGAAATTCGTGGCCACCGCGTCGGGCTTGTAGCCAAACGATGTTCCAACCTGCTGCGGCTGGAATGCCGCCGCCGCGTTGGCAGCGTTGATCGCGCCCGTGTAAGCGCCAGCCGACTGTTGGAAGATGTTCGGCTGCGTCGGCGCTGCGGGCTGCGTCGGCGCTGCGGGCTGCGTCGGCGCTGCGGGCTGCGGCATGACAGTTGCTTGCATCGGAGCCGGGCGAACAGGCGTGCTGTTAAACGGCGTAGGAGCCGGGCGAACCACTGCCGCGGGAACAGTGGCTGGCGCAGCAGACGGCGTTGCGACTCGTCTTGGATTCGATCCACCAGCCATGATTATTTCCCCCGTCCCATACCGCCGCCGCCGTCACGCCCAATAGGGCCAATTCCTGCACGATTGGCAGCCCCAGAAAGCGGGCCGCCAGAAAATGTAGTGCCGCTGCGACCCGGCCCACCGCCGTCAAACATGTCTCGAACGCTGGTGAAGCCGCCATCGTTCGCATTAGTCGAGCGCGACATGCCACGATCTCCATCACGCCCACGATCATCACGCTGACTGTTTGCCGAAGGGATGGCAGGCGTTGGCATCACAGGAAGCGTCGTAATCGGTTCGAAAGTGTTGATAGGCTGCGCGCCAGTGATCGGGTCAATGAACATGCCCGTGATGGCGTCATATTGGCCCGGTCGGCGGGTCTGCAACTCAGCCAATGCCTGATCGTAAAGACCGCCTGACGAGTAACCCTGCAATCCGCCAGCGAAGGTCTGCGGTGCAGGCATTCCCTCCATGCCGGTCATGCCGCCACCCGGCAGACCAAAAGCCCCGGCTGCGCTGCTTGTGCCCTGCATAGACGCCATCTGCATCGGCGTCATGGCAGCAACGTCAGGACCGTAATATGGGGTATAACCGATGTTGGCGACACCTTGGCCGCGCGCCAAATTCTCTTGGGCCGCCGCTTCCAGCCATTCGGGGATTTTGACTTCCGTGGTGGACTTGCCACCCTTACCGCCGCCGCTCATTCAAAGTCCCTTTCCAACACTGTCATCACTGGCCTGTATCCGTGCTTCGCAAGAACTCGCTCCCAGCCACGTCGCCCAGCGATTGTCATTGATGTGCAGCCCTGTGTCTTTCCCCAAGCCACGGCGGAATCAATCATGTTGACGATTGTTTCCATCTCACCACCGGCTAAAAAAACGTGCAGGACACTTTTCTTAGGATATAACACAATCTCAGTGACAGCGCACCCCTTTTCAGCAGGCCACAACTGCATGCGCCCGCTCAGGATGCCCTCAGCCACATCTTGGAAATCATGCGAACCGCCGCTGTATTCCAGCGCGTCCTCAATCCACTTGCGGCAATGCTCTAAGAGCGTCATGCTTGCACCCGACTGATGGCCATCGTCGCGGAAGGCGAAGCTGGGGCATATGCAGTCGCAGCATGGGCGAGAAGGGAGCCGCTTGTGCTGGTCGTGGCCCACATGGCCTCAAGGTAATCATCGGCTGCAAACTGGAAAATCGAGTCGCGCGAGACGACAATGGTCGCGCCATTGTTGTGCAGGCTGGCGACCATTGTGCTTCCCGTTATGTTCGTGCCATTCACGCGCGGCCAGAACCTGAATTCCAGCGTGCTGGCCGAAGACGATGCAATCTGCGCTGTAAACGAGACGCGATACAGGCCGCCCTCAGAGAACACAATGCGGGTAGGGTTCGTTCCGCTTTTCGTAATGCCATCAGCAAGCGACGGCGCGTCAAATTCAATCGCATAGGCCGTGTCGCTGGCGGCTGCGGTAATCGTTGCATCCTGAGCGAAGATGGCGTGACCATCGCCCAGCACGACCTGCCGCCACTCGCCATTCTTGGAAACGACAGGATAACCGCCGGACGCATCCCACAGAATAATCCCGTCCGTCGCCGGGCTGGCATCGCTCGATTTGAAGCTGAGGTTATCCCACGTCCGCGCAAGAAAGCGGCGCAACTCCTCGCCCCACCCGCGCAAATCCTGCCCGATGACCGGGATGCCAAACCTCATCGACGGCCCCCAGCATCAACGTCAAGCCTCGGGATGCCCCAGCGCCAGTCGGCCAAACGCGCGCCGACAACGCGCATCGAAACCTGACGCCCGCTAAACCGCACGCTGGTCGGTGCCGCCATCGAATATGGGCCATAAGACCGCTCAGTGTCATTTGGATAGAACCGGGTCTTGAACGTCGTAGTCACGTCGCCCTGCGTTTTCTCGTCCGGGATCAACTCTTTGGCCATCATCGTTTGATCGCCAACGCCGATCTGCACCGGGCCACTTTCGACATAAACCTCGGCCCCATCATAGTTCCAGCCGGTTTCATGCGCGTAAATCGGCCCTGTTGGCGCGATCATAATTGGGTTGCGGAACACGCCAGCATCGACGCCGCATGTGCGGGCCATCGCGCCGATAGTCCAATACCCTTCAGCGTAGTTATAGGCTACATACCTGTCGTTTTCGTTAGAAGTGGCAGATGGGTAGAACCACCAAACCTCATTCTGAAGGCCATTCGCCACGCAGGCGACCTTAGAAATTTGTGCGAGGTTTAGATTGCTGAAAACGTAGTCCGATACCTCGGACGGCTGCACGCCGCCGCCGGTGAACGAGTAGAACCCGTCGCGGCTCATCCAGAACACGCCAGCATCAACCGCCGCAGCGCAGTTGCGTGAGGCGGCACCGCAAGATGAGCCGACACGCTCAAAGCCGTAGACAAAGGGCGGACCTTGGTATGTCGCTGTGTGCGCGTCCACGTCGGTCAAGATCAACGCCTGCCCGCGCGTGCGAAGCGCCAGCATGATCTGGCCGTTGGTCTGCAACTCCAGATCGCCAGCCTCGTTCGTCGTGCTGGGCGTCCAGACTGTGTTGTTTTCTCGGTCTGACCACTGAACCTTGCGAGGGTTGCCGCCAGCGCCAAGGGCAAACAGGAAACGCTCCTCGGTAACAAGAATGCCGCTGTTGCTCGTCGGCGCATTTGTCACGACAACGGCATCATTGGCCGTGTTGAGCGTCCATTCATAAATGTCGCCGTCAGCATTGGAGCAGGCGACAAGATACTCTCCCCAGTTATCCAAAGACCAAGTTGTCGCCGGGATTGGGGTTTCTGCCTCTGGCCGCTCAGTTCCGTAGAAGCTGACGCCATAAAGCCCGCCGCCGTATCCATCATTTGCATCTGCGCTGACAATGCCAGCCGTCAGCCCGGTCGGAGTAATATCGGTTACGGTGTTTCCAGCGTTCATAACTTTCAGTGCGTTATGCGTGCCAAATGCCAGCCATCGCGCGCCGTTGTTTGCGCGCCACGCTACAGCCCCGCGAGCCACGCCTGTAGCCGTTGCATCGCCCCGCTGAACCCAGCCCCCAACGGGCTGCATGACGCCATCTTTCCAGCGAACGAGCGAGCCGTCAAACCAGCGGCCCGTGCTTTCTAGAGCAGTTCCCTTGCGAGAAATGCCCGGCGGTATTTGAAGCGGGACAAGCGGCATGTGCGCTCCTTACGGCTTGGCGGGCCAGTTCACGCTGTGCGGGAAGCCCTCTTGAGCCGTTATATCACGAAGCGCCTGCCGATAGGTAGCCATCTCTGCGCTCAGCGTTACGTCGGACAAAGCCATCCAATCGGTCGCGGCGAGCAGGCTGTCGCGCTGAGAGCGAACAGCCTTGGCTGCCTCTGCATCAAGGTTGGCTTGATACGCCGCTTCCTTCTCAGCCTTGGTGCCTTCCGCATCGTCCTTGAACATGTCAACGACGGCCCAAGCCTGCACCCAGTTGCCTTTGGCGTCTTTTTTGACCCCATTGCGAACTGCGGTCTGGTATTTTCCAGCTTCAGGTTTCGGGGCTTCAAAAACGGCTTCGATGTTGAGCGCATCAAGGACGTTCTGGTTCCAAGAGCGAGGGAGCGAGATTTGAGGATTGGCGGCACGCCACTCACCCTGCGACTTAACCTCGCCAGTGGCCTTGTGTCTGTATTCGCCCATGAGATTGATCCTTTCAGATGGGGGTGATTAGGCAATCGCCAGATAGATGTAGGTCGCAGTGTTGACGTTTACGTTTGTGGCAGCAACCTGATTGACGATGAAGCCAGTGCTATCCGGGTCAATCGTGTCGTTTGTCGTCACCTCTGCGGCAGTCGTGTTCAGGCTCAAGTGAGGATCGTTGCCCGTGACGATACCTCTTGCCGTATCCCAGACATACCAATCACCCGTGCTATTCGTGCGCTTAATGAGAACAAACCTTGCGCCGCCTGTAAAACCACAGTCAATCGTCTGGCTAGAGCCATTGCCAGTGTACGTCCCAACTTTGCTGATGCCGGGAAGTGAGGCGAACAGGTAGGCGATGTAGGGGAAGCCCGCCCCAGCGAAAATCCCATTTACGTCTGCGTTCGTACCTACAGTAAACGCAGTAGCTGTTGGACTGGTGTCATTCCAATAATCAACGTCATCGGCTGTTGCGTTAGTGACGTTTAGAAGAAGATAGTCCGTGTTATCACCATAATACACGCTCCAGCTAGCGGTCGAAGTGCGGCGCTTCACAATAATCAACTCAGGCGCAACACCCAAGTTATGCGGCACAGTGCGGCCTGCTACCCCATTCCCAGTATACGCCACCACATCGAAGAAACCGGGGGCGCGCTTGAACAGGTAGTTTATGAACGTGTTGCCTGATGCGTTGGTGATTGTTGATGTTGTGCCAACCTTAACCCCATTCATTACATCCCAAGGGTTAGCTTGCAGGATCGTAGTCCCAGCGGCTACTTCGGCGGCAGTTGTAGACGTAACAAGGTACCCCGTCCCGGTCATCCGAGATGAAAACAGGCTTGCAACCGCTGACCCACGGTTTTTCACAAGGACAGCATCGGCAGTTAGCCCGCCAGTAACCGTAGCGTTCGCCCCCGTTCCTGTTCTTGCGTTAAGACCCAACACCTGCGTCCCGCTCGTAGGTTTTCGCATAGGACCACGGCGGATGGCGACGTAGATGTAGGTTCCACCAGATGCGTTCACTAAGGCGTTGTCATCATTTACTTGAAACCCTGTAGCCGAAGGGTTGAACCTATGGCTGGCTGATTCCGTAGCTGTAGTATTTGGTCTAAGGGTATTTGAAAATCCGTCGTAGACAGGAAGTCCCCTCATGCTGTCTACCAAAATCCAATCCCAAGAACTTGTCGCGCTTTTGACGAGTAGCCATTGCGGCTCCCATCCAAGATTGACTATGGGTCCAGCGGTGTTAGAACCATTCCCCGTATAGCTCCCACACGCAATCAACCCATCCGAGCCATCACCAGACGGGCCGAGGGGATCGTGGGCGAACAGGTAGGCGACGTAGGTGCCGCCAGATGCGTTGACCGTGGCATCCGTGCCGAGAGAAAACACGGTAGACGTAGGTGTCGTGCTGTTCCAGCGTGTCGTGCCAGTAGCCTTGGCGGCGGTCGAGCTCAGCACAAGATATTCGGTATTCGCAAGACTGCGATGATAAACCTGCCAGGCACCCGTAGTGTCCGTGCGCTTGACGATAATGCAGCCTGGGACGACACCAAGATCATGGGCAATCGTGCGGTTTGCGCCCGTCCCCGTATACGTCACCACATCAAAGAACCGAGGCGCTTGACGGAAGGTCCATGAGGCGTGCGTTGCTCCTGAAGCGTTTACACCAGAATCTGACCCGAGAGAAAATCCAGCAGCGCTAAAACTTGTTAAGCTCGCGACTCGCGTTGCTTGTGCCGAGTTTGCGTCAGAGAATAAATAGTTGTAAACGCCCCTGCTTGTGTCAAACAAAAAATGTGAAGCCGAGGAAGACCTACTCTTAATCCAAACCAACCCGCCCTCGCCAGCAAGGTCAATCCCGTTGGTGATCGTCTGTGTGGAGCCGTTGCCAGTGTAGAGGTACGTCGAGAAAACGTCCTCAATGGCCAAAGAATCAGCCGCGACAGCGGTAGACATCAACGCCTTTTTGGTGAGCATTATGCGTCTCCTACACGCGCGCCATAAAGCGTCGTGCTGACCTTCCATAGGGTAACGACCGTGAAGCCGCTGGTGTTCAGCGTCGGGGCAACGCCACCGTCCGTCTTCCAAGTCACAGACGGCCAAGTGATCGTGTAGGCCGTGCCGTCATCAATCATCAGCGTCATCGCCTCGCCAGCAGCAAAGCTGTCGGTAGGCGTCGAGTTTGCCGATAGGGTCCACGTTTGGATCGTGCCGTTATTGGGGTTCAAGGCAGGCGTCGTGCCGCTCAGCGCATAAACCGTCTCGATGATGGCGTTGGCGAACTTAACGTCACCACTCGCATCAGCGGTAACGACTTTGGATGCTTGCGTCGTTCCGAGGGTGGTGATGTCGTTGTAATTCAATTCTGCGGCAGTCGAAGTGACCACCGTCCCGCCGACCTTCCACTCACCGGCGGTTAGGTTCGGTTTAATCGCCGTCGTGCCGTCAAGCAGATCATCAAGATCATCAAGGTTGTCGTTGATTTTGCCGCCCCAAGTGTCCTCGGATGCGCCAACTTCGGGCTTCACGAGGCCAAATGTCGTTGTCGTTGCGTCTGCCATTTTAAGCCGCCCTTATGCCGCTTCGGTCCAAATTTCCGCCGTGTCAGAGACAGGCGTCCAAGTCTCTCCTGTATCAGACTGCGGCGTCCATGTCTCTGCCGTATCCTGACCGGGTTCCCACTTCTTGATGAAGGATGCCGACACTATACACGAAATTTGAGAAAGCGCACTACCCAAGCGCACGCGCTGCAAAGACGCTTCAACGGAAACAGCGCACGCCGATGTGGCCGACACATTGACCAGCGCCACCGTCGAGACAGAAGTCGTCAACGCAGCCGCCGCCGCGCCCGAAATGTTGCGCGCCCGGTAGGCGTCAAGAGAAACCGTGGTGGCAACCGAGATCGGCGCATCAACCTCACGCAGCCGTTGTGCATCCGCAGAAACAGATGCTGCACACGCAGCAGAGGCGGAGGCATCCCGCACGCGATCCGCATCAGCAGATACTGATGAGGTGACGGAAGCAGTCGCGCTGGCATCACGCGCACGCTGCGCCGAAACCGTTGTCGTAGATGTGATAGTGATGGTTGCGGATGCGTCCAGACGCTTGCCAGCCAGTACAGAAACGGCAACAGCGACCGAAGCCGCTGCCGAGGCGTCTTTCACCTCGCCGTCAAGCCCATACGCCTTTACGCCGTATGCGCCTGTACCGAACCCTGTACGGTAGGCCGCCACCTACTCAGCCTCAGTCGAGGTTGATGTCGAGATCGCCTGTCGGCACGCGCAGAACGTCCCCGGTGTCAATCACCTTGGAAGCGGTCAGCGAGGCGTAGGCGATCATGTTGCCCGAGGTTGAAGCGTCGAACACCGCTGCGTGCGTGATGGTGCCCCAGCTTCCCGTTGCAGTCGGGAATTCGATGGCTGCATCGTTCGAAGCGTTGTTGCCGCTCACTGTGAACGTGACGGCCTCTCGGGTGTAGCCGTTGCCGCTCACCTCGGTGCCGCCGCCGCTTTCACCCGGTGCAGCCGTGAACAGGCCAAGATACCAAGCACTCGGACGTGCCGGAGACGGCGAGGATGCCGTCAGGAGCCACGTCAGGACGCTGGTTTCAAAAGAGTTGGTCAGTGACATCAGAAGCTCCTGATTTTCATACGCAGGCCGGTTCCGCTGTGCCGCGCGTCGTTGGAAGAGTCGTTCAGGCTATCAATCGCGGATTGATACAGGGCTGCCCAGATTTGAATGCGGGCGTCGTCCTTCAGGTATGGCGCCGAATGGATCAGCGCCCCATAGAGGTAGGCATCCGGCGCGTTGGTCAAGAGCCAGTTGGTCGTGGCCGAGTCCGACAGCGCAGGTATCTTGCCGAAGTATAGCAGTTCGCCCGTGTAA